TGGGCTAGATTTCAAGAGAAGATAGTAACAGGTGGCGACGTAGCTCACGACATTAGTTTCAAGGCCGTTTGCATACGTTACCTCAAAGAGCAATCACAGCGCAAAGGCGCAAGGTGGGAGTCGGTCAGAATCCATAAGCTACTCAATAACGGATTAGATCAGTACATGCTCGGCAATCTCACGCCGCAATTCTGGAAGCAGTGGATATTAGAGCAAACTATTAGCCCGGCATCAATCAGACGTGAATTGTCTTTGTTGGGTTCAGTCTTTCGCGAGTGTATCGAGTGGGGCTATTTATCAGAGCCACCGTTGAGGGATGTTAAGCAACCGAGCAAAACACGTTCACGCGATAGGGTTATTACTGATTTAGAGATTGAGCAGATCAATGATTATCTAACTAAAGGCAAGGAATCCAGTCAGCAAATTAGAGCGGCTTTTAATCTGGCATTAGCCACTGGAATGAGGCGCGGTGAGATACTGAGCTTGGAGTGGTCACAAATTGACCTAGAGAGGCGGTTTTTACGCCTAAATGATACGAAAAATGGGGATAAAAGGGACGTACCCTTGTCTAGCCATGCCTTGAGCATTTTAACGGCTCAGAACGGCACTGATGGGCGCTTATTCACGGTAAAGCCGGACGTTCTATCGAGTACATTTAGGAAGGTTTGCAAGCGGCTAGAGATTGAAGATTTACGATTCCACGATACAAGGCATCGTGCGGTCATGGATTTAGCTAAAAAGCTGAGTGTAATTGAGTTAGCTCGCGTAATTGGGCATCGTGATTTGAAGTCATTGATGATCTACTACCATCCAAGCGCAGAAGATTTAGCTAAACTTTTAGACTAGGCTCAACAATCCGGCTGTTAAGGTAGCGCCTAAAATCAGGCTCAGGCACTAACACACGTTTACCGTCTTTAAAATGGCGGCATCGCGTCTTGATTTCGGGGAGTTTGTGATTTCGGAACGTGCCAGGCGTAATCCGCAGAATCTCACTCATCTGCTCCACGTCTAGCCAGTTCTCTATGTCTGCACTCACTCGCCCACCTCGCTCTTAGCCTTGATTGCTTTTGCTTGCTCTAATGCAAACCCCAACGCAAAACTTGCCCCCTTGTGTTGGTTATATTTTGCGCGAAACTTAGACATCTTTAATCTTTTTTCTTCGCCTACATAATTGCTTATCTCACCCTCAAGAATCGCAATCACTTCGTCTAGTGCTGGGTTGGTGGGTTCAGCTTTTTGAACGGCTACATCTGATAGTATTGCTGTTAATTCATCAAAATCTGTCCAGCTCATCTCTTGCCTCCTGTATAGCGCACATAGCGCCGTTATGGTCTTTGTGTAGTGCGTTCATTGTCTTACTCCACTCATACGTTTAGTTTTAATCGTGCGGTTTTAGCGATACGTCACCGCACGATTTTTATTCAAAATTCATGCAAAATGGTTAGCCTTGCCTAATATTCGCTTATTGTGCTGTGCGTTAGTTCGCTTGTTGTGTTTCATTACTTTATGCTAGAGTTTTATGTATCAATTAAGCAATACGTTAAGTGTGCGGGGTTAGGCGTACATCAGAACGGAATGTCGTCGTCAAAGCCACCATCCTGCGCCTGACCTTGCGGGTTAGCTTGTTTCGCAGATGGGTCGTGGGCCAGATTAGTTCCGCCATCTTTATAAAAAACCTTAACATTGCCAAGAATCGCGCCTTTAACACCTTGTTCGCGTTCTTCTTTGCTAACGTCTTGGGTAATCATGCCGTTGTCACCAAACTGGCCCTGATTGTCGAGGTCGATAAAGGTTGTCATGTCCAAATATTTAGCACCATTTTTGCCCTCAAACAGTCGAGCCTTGTCGATTTTCGTTACATCTATTTTTACTGATACGCCTACTTTCATGCTGCTTTCTCCGTTCGTTTAAGTTGTTCTAGTTCGCTTTCTAAATCTACAATGTGATTAACTGCGCTTTCTAGTAAGTCGATCAAGTCATTATCAACGCGACCATTTATGCACTCGGTAGACTCGACCTTGTTAATCAAGTCATCTAGTTTTTGGATTATTGTTTCCTTCATGATTCCCTCAGTGTTTGATTTGTTCTACGCCTTCGACAATTCTAAGGAGTATGTTTTCTGCAACCTTTAAAAATCCATCCAGCCAAACGTCATCACGCTTGCACGTTAAAAGCATAGGGTTTAGGTCGGGATGGTATGCCAAAAAATCCCACTCAGATAACCCGGCAACAAACATCGAAACTTGTAATTGTGGAATGTATTGCGTAGGTATTTGGTTTTTCATCAAATACGAAACTTGCGTATGCGCTAGGGGGCTTTTAATCTCTAAGCCTTTGACTAGCTCACCATCGGCAAAAATAAGACCATCAGGCGAACATGAATAGTCACCGTTTTGAATCATTGCCACTTGCGTAACGTCTACGCCCTTCGCCATTTCGTACCAACTCCGAGCGTCAATCTCTATCTCATGCCCTCGCTCCATCGCGGCGCTGGTATAGCCGCTTTCTACGGGCTTCCCCATGACGCGCTCTGCTATCAGTCGGTTGATGTAATTCTCAACTTTCGCGCCTGTGGCTGGTTTGCCTGTGGGCGTGAATATCTCACCAGCACTTGAGGCAGAGATTAAGCCGGAGCGTAAAACGTGCCATTCTGGACTGCCTTGCTCACACTGATCGTGGATAATCATTTAGACCGCCTCGCTTCCAGTGAGTTATCAATCTGCTTTTTAACGCTGTCGTAATTCTTTGCGCTAATTTGGCTTAAATCGCTAACCTTTGCCCACTTGAAAAAGCTGGACTTAAAGCCCTTAAACTCGCCTTCACAGTCTGAAAGCATTTCGTCTAGTTTAGCTATTTGGCTTTGATCTAAACCCTGGAATGGCAAGCGACCGTCCATATCTTCGTCGGCTGTGGTTAATCCGAGCGCACCGATCAGCGTATAGCGTTGTAAGTAGGTAACGGTAGAGCCTACAGCTTGAACGGAATTTTTAGATCCGCTCGTGTCGGGGTCGGCTGTCATTGATGTTCGCTCGCTATGCCCTTCAATGTGAGAAAGAACACAGGTTACCTGTATGCCTTCTTGGTGATTTTGCTCAAAGCGATACGATAAACCGCAACGCTGCAACAAGCCTTTAATCTGCTCTACAATGTCGGACAGTGGCGTGTATCTGTAGTTATGCCCTTCCTTCGTCTTATTGATGCGCGGCACTTCGGATTGAAACTTAGTGATAGCCATTAGATAAGCAGATTTAGCTTGTTTGGCTTCATAGTTTGCCTGTAGAGCCATTAGTTTTTCTAATTGGTCAACGTCTGCCCCTTTGCTTACTGCAAGCTCTAGCAGATTGCTGGGCGTGGTAATAACAGCATCTTGTTTTTCAACTAATTGACTCATCTTAAATCGCTCCTAAAGTTAATAAAGCCAAGCCAAGCGCAAGTCCGGCTAATACATCCGGGCCGTTTACTCTAATCCATCGCTTTAAGTAGAAAAGCTGAGACTCCAAGCTGTATTTAGTTCTTAATTTAAGGCTCATTTGTTTTTGCTTAGTGAATGTCATCGTGTGTTACTCCTATCAATGTTGCGGTTAATCGGTTCTGCCTGGCGTATCTATTAGCCTTTACTAAAGGTCTAGCTGCTTCGCCATGTGCTGATTCGTTTGCTATCTTAAGTGATCGAAAAACTGGCACATGGTCGGACAAGTAATCACTATTGATATGCCAGTTGTTAACATACGAATTATCAAAATCGCGGTAAAAATCTCGTTGTAGTTCTTCATGGTTCATTTTATCGCCTCACAATCTTCCGTTAATTTCTCAGCCCAAAAATCAAAACGCTCCGCAAAGTTTTCGCGGTGGTTGCCTGTTAGACGCTCGATAATCAGAGCCTTTAGGTTTAGAGCCGCACTTTCTGGCGACTCACCAATTAGGCATACAATGTCATCACGGCTAAAGTCTGCTAATGACTCACCTATACGCTTTAGCGTTTCGCGGTGGGCGTTGTATCTAGCCTCAGCCGCATCATTCGCCAGGCACAGTTCAAGAAACTCGTTGCCTTCGTTTATGCTGTGTTGTGCTTTATTCATAATCTCACCTGTTAGTAAATCCCCTCTTGTGCTATCGGTGGAGGGGTCACCGAACCATCGCCATAGCACTTGGCAGGAGTGTTTAGTTCGCCTTGTTAAAGAACCAGTTGCTAACGGACTCTAATGCCTGATTTCTCATAAAAGGCTTTAGTGGCTGCCCTCTACGATTAGCCTCCGCTTTTAAAGCTTTAATAGCTCGCCTATGCTCAGTGGCGACTCGCGGCTGTTTTGGTTTGGTCCACTTAACTGGATCTGTGTGTAACCCTTCTGGTAATCGTGCTGCACTCATTTCCCTGCTCCGTTGTGTATTGCTTCAATGTAAGTATTGTGCAACATTTCGCACACTGTTGCAAGTATTATTTGAACATATTTTGCACATTATTTTCTATAGGCCAAAAAAAAACCACCCGAAGGTGGCTAATTTGCTTCTTTTGGTTTTGTAGTCGGTGGGTCGCTGTCGGCTTTAATTCTAGCTTCGCGCTCTGCCATTAAGTCAATCATGTTTTGCCCTTCTGAGCTGCTGCCTATGTAGTTAGATATGAGGCTATTAAGGCTCTTAGATGCTTTTAGATCGTGCGGTAAGTTGTGCATGATTAAATGCCACCCTTCAAGACCAAAGGGTTTAGCTAGAGCTTCGGCTGTCTCTATGCTTGTGGAGTTCTCTGCTTTGAGAATGTATGCAATGGTTCTCCTGGACACTCCACTACGCTTAACTAGCTCAGTAATAGTAAATCCCGACAAGTCCATTAAATGCCTGAGATTCGATGCAAGCGTTTCTGTCGTGGTTTTCTTTTTCATATAAAAATCTTACCGCAAATAAATATACATATATTGCACAAATAGTGCTTGCTTTAGTGTGCGAAATGTTGCACACTACTCGTATGAACTTATACAACAAAACATTAAGCCTTTTGGCTGAAACCGATTTGACACTTGCTCAAGTCGCTAGAGATTGCAATGTGAGCTACAGATGGTTGCTTATGTTTCGCAATGGTGAATCCCCTGACGCTGGCATTAGCAAGGTTCAGAGGCTTCACGACTATTTAACTAATCACAACTCCTAGTGGTGTTTGCCCCTGATGTCTAAACGCTGATGGGGCTTTTTTTACCGAGGATAAATTATGTACCAGGACATTAAAGCAATTAAAAGCGTAGCCGTTAGAACGGTGATAGACCAATACACAGCCGAAGATCTTAATCAGGTGGTTGCGCTGTCTAAAACTCAAGTTAGTGCTTTTGTCCGTACAGCAATAGAGAATGAGCTTCAACGTTTTCATGACAACCAATCTATAGGAAGGGACGCTAAACAGCCAGACCTATTAAGCGTTCACAAAGTAGCGTGATTGGTCTTTTTTTTAACCAAAAGGTTAGACACTTTTTACCAACTAGGGGAATTTGAATGGCTAATTTAAAGGCGGTATACGCCTCTAAATCATCAAACGTGGGCATGGTTCAATCTAAGACGAAATATGCCGTTCTGCGGACATGTACTCGCTCTAATCTTGATTTCTATTTGATCGCTTTGCCTGATGGCAGAAAGATTTATGTCACTTTGGGCGATGGCGTACTAGGCACGTTTAAGGCGGTGGGGGTGTCTCATTAAATGGTTTAAACACGATTCTAATTCCAACATGGATTCGAAACTCCAAGAGGTTTTATTGGATTATGGTCTTGAGGGTTATGGGCTTTATTTCTATTGCCTTGAGCTTATCGCGGCCAATGTTGAGAAGCACAATTTAACCTTTGAGCTTGAGCATGATGCTCGAATTATTGCTCGAAATACCGGGTCAACTGTTGAAAAAGTGCAGCAGATGATGGGGCGATTTATTGAGCTAAAACTCTTCGAAAACACAAATGGCGTTGTCACATGCTTAAAAATGTTGACACGCACTGACGAATACACTCAGAAGCTAATCAAGAAAGAAATAGATAATGGAAACAATGACTTAGAGCGTATCCCGACAATGTCCCGACAGTGTCCCGATAGTGTAGGGATAAAGTCCGTTCTAATAGAAGAGAATAGAATAGAAGAGAATAGAGTAGAAGAGAGTAACGGCTCTGACGAGCCTACACCCTCAAGCACTAAGAAACCTAAAAGACAAACACTAAAAAACTACATTGCAGAATGTAAGGAAATTGGTGTTGACCCAATACCGTTAGATTCAATCGCTTTTAGAAAATCTGACACGATGGGGATACCTCACGACATTGTCGATGTCTGCTGGTTTAAATTCAAAGACTACTGGATAGAGAACAAAAAGCGATCTGTAAAAACTGATTGGGTTTTAGCTTTTAGTAATTGCCTTGAGGGTAACGGATACGATTGTTACGCGCAAAACCAGAACGGCGAAATTTACTTAACCACCAAAGGCAAGAACGCGCAGAAACTCATGGTGGCTGAAAATGGATAATTTCAACCTACCACCACAGGCGCTAGAGGCTGAACATTCCGCAATAGGCGCATTGATGCTAAACGCGAAGGATACCGATGACGCAATCAGCCTTTTGTCCGGTGATGATTTTTACCAACATTCTCACCAGTTGATTTTTAACGCTATCCAGAAACTACACAGATCGGATAAGCCAGTTGATGTGATCGTTGTCTCTGAGCAGTTAGACAGC